AACCGATGGTCTTTTTGCTTGCTTGCTTTCATACTCAACAATAGCTTCAATACCTTTTTGCGTAATTTCACAAAAAAGCACTTTTGTCCTGCCAGACTTGAAAGACCTTTCACCTATCGTCCTGGTAATAAGTTCTTCTCTACTCATTCTTTTGGATCTTTTGTTAACGTTATTCAAAGGTATATTCAAGGCTTCTGCCAATTCATCATTAGTCATGGGTTCGCCATACTCTTTTATAGCTTTCAATGCTGCTATCGTTTCAATTCTTATATTCATATTAACCTCACAATAATTAGTGCAACTACCAAGCAGCCAATGACTGCAAGCAATACTCCGGTCACGTCTTTTATAAAGTCAATGAGTGGGTCTTTCATTTAACAATCTCCAAGATAAAAAACAACGATAAGAAAAATGCTAAAAAAAAAGTTAACAAAAACAAAACTACAGGTTTATAGTTTTTGTTGCAAGTTTTAATCGGTTTATTCATGGTTTTTAACTTCCATGTACATTTTTCCCGCTAGGTCATCTAAGTCAATAGAGCCATACTCTATGTAGTCTGACTCTGCAATGCAAGCGTGCAGTGTCTCTAAAATTAAAGAACACTGAAGACCATTTAGAGTTAAGCCTTTGAGCTTTTCAACAATCAGCGATACATAAATATCACCGGCTGGGATTCTTTTGTCTCTCATATCATATATTTACAAAAAGTGTATAGGCCAATGCAGTGCCTATTGCTATAGCCAGCATGTACCCCATTAATTTCTCCTTCATTTCAGTTTCCTTTATTTGTTGTTTAAGTTTCGCCATTTTATTTCTTGCCATTATTTTTCTTCTAAAATCTGGACTTGTATTTTCTATTTCTTGTTGCCATCTCAACTCCTCTTTTAAATCTTCTAAGTTAAGCATTTCCACTCCTTGGTTTTAATAAGTTATTACTGTGACTTGTTTACCTAATGATTTCATGTACTGAATCATTCCTTCTGTGCCTTTGGATTTACCATCCCAGAAGGCTAAAAGACCATCTGCTGCATCACCCATTTTCCTGTTCCGGCGGTGTCCAGCACTCTTGCCGTGCTTATCCCAGTCTGCTGGGAACATGTGCAAAGTAACGTCATGCTCTTTGGCGAATCGAACGCCTAAGGAATCAGCACCTCTGGCCATGCCTGAGACAATGCTTACCCCTACGTCTGCAAACTCTGTTTTCTCCATGGCTAATAAGACTCGTACCACCAATTGGTAGTCATTGAAATCACGGCCACCAGCTACTATCAATTTGAATTCTTTCATTACTTGCTTTCTTTAAGAAAATTTTGCAAATTTCTTGCATATGCTTTGAAAAATCTAACATTTTTTAAGTCTGAATATTTCAAAGCAGACTTAATATTGTTTTTTGCTTGTGCAATTTCATGCACAAGCTGTGTTTTTGCGAATGTTCCTAATTCCATTTCACTCCTCCGTTTTGTTGAAGATTTCAATTTTCGATTCAGAATTTATTAGCTCAATTTGTTTTTCAAGGTCTAAGATTGCCGAAGCAACGCGAACGCATTGGCCGCGGTCCGTACTTTTATTTAACACTTGCTTTTGCCAATAGAGGCTATCTTGTATCGCTTTGAGTGAGGTCATTTTGTTTCTTCCGTTTAGTTGTTGATGTATCAACTATAGCACTATTTCACACAATCAAGTTAAATAAATACAACTTTACAAAATAACATCTGTAATTTTTCTTTTACCCGACAAAATCGCATGAATCCTACGCTCGGTAAGCCGGTGGCAGCGGTACATGACCCGTGCTGGTAAAGCATTCAGCAGGTCAGAATAAGAAGCCAGCACCTCACGTACCGCCTCCATGCCAGGGCCGTCTAAGCGTATCTGTTTGCCCTCTTGTTTTTTACGTTGTCCAGCCTCTCCTAAAGCCCTGACCGCCTCTTTTAAAGTCCCGTTTTGGTCTTCGCAAATAGCCATTTCTACAACCATCGTCTCAAGCATATTCACCGCATCTGACACAACAGACCAGTCGTCAGGCGTAGGGTTATCTCCATGCGCCATTGCCTCTAGGCCGCCATACATGCGCGTCAATTGATGACGTCGGTACTCGGTAGGCATTGGCTCTGTCGGGCTTGCCATCATTTCGTCAAGCAGCGTGTATGTTTTTGATCTAACACTACGCTTTTTTTTCAATTGATTAGTCACTTTGATTCACTCTCTAATCCTATTTTTACGTAATGCAAGACTTGTGCGGCTATCGTCCTAGTATCTCGCACACTGGTTTTACGAATAGCATTAGCCACATCAGCAGGCAATCTAATGCTCATAAAACTGGTCTTGGTTTCTTTTTTATCTAATTTCATGTGTTTTTCTCTTTCAGCTTGGCTTCGATTGCTCGGGCATAGTCAATATCAAGGTATGGGTGTGGATGTAGTTGGCACACTTCTTCGAATTCGTTACTGATGGCGTAAATATCTTCGTCGGTCAGGCAGGTCCACTCTTTTGTGGTGGCTGGCCGGGGTTGAGAATAAAGCGGAATAGCACCTTCTGGTATATCGTGCATAAACTCAGGGTGCGTATAAATATACGAATTATGGATATACGCCACTGGCTCTTGCGCTTGTTGCTCAATCTGGTGTGCGGCGTATAGAGGCACTATCACCATTGATGGATTGCGAATATTATTTTTAGCTTGTATTTCGCTATTAAAAACTTCCAACCCAACTTTCCAAGCTTGAGGTTTTTCTGGTGCATTCCCTAGCTGCTGTTTTTTGAAAAGCCCGTCGTATTTAGAATACAGCTTCGCAACATCTCGCAAGGCCACGGTGTCATAAGACGGATTTATTTCATCACTTTCTTCCCAGTATCCGAATGCCGCAGTGGAGATTCCAGCCATCTGGATCCGGTACTGCTCTATATTTTGAAGCACTGGCTCTTTCTCTGGCTGTTCAAGCCTCTTAACCAACTCATCCCGCTGCGATAAAACGCAAGCAGGTCTTTGGCATTCGTAGTTACAAGTGTGTATGTGCTCTGTCATATCTTTCTCTCCTTTAAAAAATCAGTTACTTTTTTTATAGCGTCAATCTCACCAATTCCGACTATACAACAATATCCCACACCTTCCAAGTAAAGAATAATCTTTTTTTGCTCTTTACTAACAGAGCCTCCTTTTTGCCTTTTCATCTCTACCCAAATTTTGAACTCCGGTATGAACAAATCAGGTACTCCCGCGACTACTCCCTCAACTTTCAATTTTGCAGCGGCTACGGGGCTTCTAATGCCTCCATTGGGCACTGCAAAAATCAAAACTCCCGGATAGGTTTTGCGGAACCAAGAGACAAAATTACGCTGCTCAAAATGCTCGCTCGGTGTCTCGTTAATTGTCATTTCCAAACCCTTTTGTTGACTTTAAAAAACTTGCCTTCTTTTATGAAATTGATCTCGCTAGGGAAAACAGAGTGATTCATAACATCTGCCATTTCAGCAATACGATCTAATTTATCCATTGCAGGCCCTAGCTTTGCCCCTGACTTTTCAGCAATATCACCGAGTAATTTTATTGATTTTTCCCCGGCATATCCGCTGTGCAATACACACAAATACTCAGTTACAGGCGTATCACTTAAACAGCCAAAGTAAGTAACTGCTAACATCTCTTTACCAGTTGTTTTGCTCATGTGTGACCTCCAAGCCCACCTAGTAACATCAAAAACAGTAGGGCCGCCCATGATGCAGGTAGTACTTAAATTTAAAATAGTTTCTTTAGGTACTGGAAATAAATTACCGCAAGATGTGCATACTTTAGCTGATATGTGGACAAGCTCTGAGCATGTATCGCACATCTTTACCGGTGCTTCTCCACCTCCACTACCCTTTTGTTTCGGCGGCGTAATGTTAACAATTGGGCCATGAGTTGCGACTACGCCTGCAAAATCCAGCACCAAGCAATTTTCTTTACCCTTAAATGGCCTCATACCTCTTACTGCCATCTGTAGATAAAGACCTGGCGACATAGTTGAGCGCAAAAAAACAATGCAATCTAGAGCTGGAAAATCATATCCAGTAGTCAATATTCCAACGTTACACAAAGCACGTATCTGACCAGTCTCAAACCGCAGTAAAACCTCATCACGCTCCGCGCTAGTCGCGTTGCTGCTAAGAGATGCAGCAGGGATACCGCAGTCTATTAACTGCTGCGCTATAGCCTCTGAATGAGCAATGCCAGAGCAAAAAATCAGCCAATGTTTTCGGTCATCTGCCTTTTCAATAATCTCACTAACAACCCTTCCATTGTTGTTATCAGTGTTGTACGACAACTCCATCTCTTTCAGCTTAAACTCACCGGCCAGCTTGTGAAGTTTTGATGCGTCAAGTTTCAGACTTGTTGACTTGCTTCTGAGCGTGCATAAATGCCCCTTCTCTATCAACTCATTGATTTTTATCGGCTCAATAATCGAAGAAAAAAGCGCATCATCACCCTCTGTAATCATGCCAGAGCCAAGACGGTAAGGGCTAGCGCTTAAACCTACAATTCGTATTCCCGGATTTATTTCTGTTAGATCAGATATTAACTTGCGATAAGTTCCTGATTCTGTGTGCGAAACGCAGTGCACTTCGTCAATGATAATTAAGTCTATATGCCCCAACTCTTTAGCTTTTTTACCTATGCTTTGAATTCCAGCATATGTAATTGGTTCGCTTAAATTCTTTTTATTTAAACTGGCGCTGTATATACCCAAGGGCGCATTGGGCCATAGCTTTCTAAGCTTTTCAGCATTTTGTGCAATCAACTCTTTAGAGTGAACCAGCATTAAAACTCTGGTATCAGGCCAAGCCTCGAGAGCACCTCTTACTAACTCTGCTATGACCAAGGATTTTCCGCTACCGCCAGGCATAGACAAAACTGGATTTCCTGTTTCATTTTCATCAAACCAGGCGTATAGCATTTCAATGGCCCGTCGCTGGTAATCTCTTAATATCATCCCACAACCTTAGCATCAAATATTCTACGAAGTTCTCTCACTTCTTCATCATCCAAAGCACAAGCAGCTGGGTTGGCTAAAATCTCTTTTGATGAGTAAACATTGTCCGAAAACTCGCCATTGAAAACAATCTTGCCGTTTATCTCATAAGCTGCTGTCATATCGTCCGGGCTTTCAGCTTGTTTCCACGGCACTAAGTCGGGATGCAAAACATGACTATCACAACCAGTAAGCTGAGCCTCAAAAGGGATAATGTCATCCCACTTTTTACAGTGCCAAGTATCATCTGATAAAGATGTTGAGTGCGCGCAAGTACGGCAATTAACATGCTCAGTTAATTTCGTTTCGTGACAGAATTTATGCGCAGAGCAAAACCTGCATTCAAACCAAGTCGGGTCTGTAGACAAAGGCTCGGGCATACGATCAGTCAATGCAATGCGCTGACCTCTAGAAATATATTTCTGCGCTGAATCATGCTCGTATTCTAAAATCTCTGTGTACATCTCATCCGTATTTTTACAAATAGCTACATACATTGCCTTGTGTATGCCAGTACCTGCCATATAAATCTGAGTTTGTACCCAGTGCTCAAACTTTGCTTTTTTTACACCTTCTTTAACTACTTTATCAAAAGACTTTTGACCATGAGTTTTAAACTCACTTATATACTTTGATTTTTCGTCTCCCGGCATTCCACTATCAATGATTGCATCAAGACTGCCCGACACGTGAGAGCCAAACGTTACTCTTTCTTGCGCGTTAACCTCTCTGACTTTAAGACCAATTGATCGTAAGTCTTTAATGATATTTGGCTCCTCTTCCCGTCCTCTTCTAAACAGCCTGAGAATTCTTCCCGGGAACTGTGGCTGTACAGCCCAGCGGAATGAAAGCCATAGCCATCGATCGCAAGCATGGCCCAAAGCAGAAGCACCCATGTGCGGCCTCGGTTGCTCTTTAATAGATTCATGTTGTTTGTCAATCAAGTTTTGAATGGGGTCTGGTTTTTTTATTGTCATTTCGTATCCTTAAAACCCGGCGTTAACCGGGTATTTGTTTAATTAACGTTTAGCCCAAGGTGCAGAAGACGACTTAGCGCCAGTCTGGGGCATAGCTGGCTTTGGCATTGTTGACGCACTACCTGCTACTGCCTTGAAGCCTTTAATGTCGTTTGAGTCACCGTACTGATCAGACTTACGCGTGCTTAATTTAATGCTCAAATTGCCGCCGATAAGTTGGTCTGTATCTGTGATTTTTGGGACACCGATTGACATGAGAATCTGACCCAACTGCTCACGAGCAATTTCCTCAGCCTTTTGATTTGGGTTCTTTAGATTAAGATTTCCAAAAACTACACGCCCCTGGTGTGTTGGCCCTGTGATGCTGTATTTAATAGCTACGTACTCGCCAGTTCCGGCTTTTGTTTCTTTGATTTCTGCGCCGGTAATTGTTGCGCTATACCAGCCGTCTGGCAGTACATCAAAGCTTGTCTGCTGTGCTTTTGGAAGGTCTGCAACGTCGTAGGATTGGTTTAAAAATGCCATGATTATTTACTCTTTAATATTGATTGAAAATGAAGGACGACCGGATTTTGATGTTATCGCACCTAAAAGCGGTTTTGTTACTGACTCGTCAGTTTTAGACCATGCCGCAGCGTTTATCTCAGCACTCCAGCGGAAAAGTACACTTAAATGATCTTCAAGACCAGCCTCAAGGGCTAACTCTTGCAAAAGGTCTTTGTCAACTTTACGTGTGATTCTTGTTGTTACTTTTATTAATTTTGTTCCGTTTCCTAATGTTTTAACTCCCTCTTCTAAATTTGTAATTTGTTCTAGCTCGATAATTTTG